ATGAAAAAGATAGCTGCTATATCATTAATTAGTATTTTTATTGTGTCTGGTTGTGCTGTGCATAATGATGAGACAAGTATCGGTAAATTTGGTCTTGCATATAAAAGTAATATTCAGCGTAAACTCGATAACCAATACTACACCGAAGCCGAAGCTTCTTTAGCCAGGGGCAGAATATCTGGTGCAGAAAATATAGTAAAAAATGATGCAGCCCATTTCTGTGTTACTCAGGGCAAAAAAATGCAGATAGTTGACCTGAAGACAGAAGGTGCAGGATTACATGGCGTCGCTCGTCTGACATTCAAATGTGGAGAGTGAGAATATTTTTTGGTAAGCGTCAAACATGCGCGTTCTGGTTGTGCTTAGCCGGAACCTGTGCGAGCACGATGCCGTTACGTGAAAGGCATCGTGCTATGAAGGGAGATTCTATCGATGTGGTCAATGGAAGACGGTGACCAGGGATAGGGCTTATGCATAAAAAATAGGCCCGTGTAAGGGAGATTTAGGGTGTCACCAGTAGGGGCTTTCAACGGTACAATGCGGGTTTGAGCGGCATAAATTACCACTGAAAGCCCTTAAACGTTACTCTACTGTGGACACTGTGTGGACACTCTCGGCCTCAGTACCACCTCTTAGCGGATTAAGAGAAATGGCGTCCTGAAGGTACTCTGGCGCAAAATGAGCGTAAACCATAGTTTGCTCAATCCGCGTGTGACCTAGTATCCGTTGTAGCGTGATAATACTTCCTCCATTAATCATGAAATGAGTGGCAAAGCTGTGCCTTAGTGCATGTGTGGCTTGCCCCGTTGGCAAATCCGGTTTTATTGCTTTCATTGTTCGTCTGAAGCGAGGGTAATCAGCATCAGGGAATAAAAAACCTCGTTTGTTATCCGCGATCATTTTGGCAACAGCCTCTGAGATCGGGACGGTGCGTGGTTTGTTTGTTTTCGTTTTAACAAACGTGACGCGGTTATGGATGATATTTTCTGCTTTCAAACGAGCTGCTTCTCCCCAACGTGCTCCTGTACTCAGGCAAAGAATCGCAATCTTTTTATTGTCGCCGTCAAGTGCTGCAAGCAGTAAGGCAATTTCTTCCTGTGTGAGATAGCCTGTTTCTGGTTTTTCCTCCTTAAGCCTCTTTGTCCCTCTGATAGGGTGCTCACCAAAGAATAACTCCGCTTCAATCAGGGCTGTAAACATGCCGCTAATACATGTTAAATCACGATTGATACTCGAAGGTTTAATACCCTGACTTCTTCGGGTGGCGCAGTACTGGCTGATAAGGGATTTCGTGATTTGAAATGCGCATGGGTCATTCGTTATTTTTGTGAAGATTTCAATTTTTCCAAGATTAGATTTCCCATGCTCTTCGTGTTTACCCTTTAAATCCCACCAGATCTGTGTCAGTTCCGACAGACGTCGTTTGTCTGTTGGTTTTGATAGCCATTCTTTATTGTGGTGGTTGTACAACGTGTATTTTTCGAAAGCGACAGCTTCGCTTTTCTTATCAAACTTCCTACGGATGCGTTTTCCGTTACGTCCAGTAGGGCGGATGTCCACTTCATATCGACCATCATCGAGTTTTTTGATTGCCATCAGAAAACCCTCCGAGTGGTACTTTTTTTTGCTACTACTAATCGCTTTTTTCGTGGTGGCTGAAATTTAGCCACCAATAGTAGGCACTTGTGATGAATATATTCACGATAAATTGTTAACCAGTCTTTTGACCGGAGTGGGGCGACGTTGTTTCGTTTTGCCCAAAGTGTGCGAGAGCGGGCGCAATTTGCCCGGCTTCTGGAGCTACCTGATCAGTCATGAACCACAAAGTATATTTAGTAAATCTAGGATGTTGTAAGACCTTCATTATGGCTTCAACTCCAGCGTTTTTTGACCGGCTCTCATAGCTCGAAAGTGAGCTGTAGGCTACACCAGTTAATTCACTGAATTCTTTACGGTTTAACCTTTCAGATTCACGGATTAGCTTCAACTTCTCCGAAACGTCTATTGACATAATTACTCCGATTGCGTAATTTCTTGCTGATAGTGTGAAATGTTGTGCTTCTGGAGTTATCCTTTTAGGCAATAATTAGCCATTAGGAGCCATTAGAAGCACTAAGGGAGAATCGTAGCAGATGAATAGACAGCTTGTAAGCGTGACTGATGCCGTGCCTTATCAGGAGTTTGCAAAACTCATTGGTAAAACTCCAAGAGCTGTAAGGGGCATGATTGAGAAAGGGAAATTACCAGTTATTGAGATTACTGACCCTCAGTCAGTATCGGGGCGTGCTGGTGAATATTGGGTATACCTTCCGGCATGGAATAACGGACTAAAACTGGCTTATGAAAGCCGTCCTAAAGAGATTCGTGACGGCTGGTTGATGTGGTTAGGTCTCGGTGAACCACGTTAAGGAGAACCGTATGAATGAGCCTCGTTGTATTGCTCAGTTATTGCGTAACGAAAGCCCCAGGGCGATTGACTTCACCATCACCCACGGTAAGGGGCGTAAGGGAATCATTATCCGCACCAAAAAACAGAGTCCGTTAAAAAAGGTTCTGACCTTTCTGAAAAGCCGGAGGGTCTGGAAATGACAGTGATGACGCTCAATCTAGTCGAAAAACAGCCAGCAACTATGCGCCGGATAATTGGTAAGCATCTGGCCGTCCCTCGCTGGCAGGAGACATGTGATTATTACAATCAGATGATGGAGCGCGAACGGCTAACAGTTTGCTTTCATGCGCAGTTAAAACAACGTCACGCAACGATGCGTTTTGAAGAAATGAACGACGTCGAACGTGAACGGCTGGTTTGTGCAATTGATGAACTGCGTGGGGCATTCTCAAAACGCCGTCAGGTCGGTGCAAGTGAGTATGCATATATTAGCTTTTTAACTGTCAGTCAGCGCCGTACTTTATTTATGCATGCCGGATTGACTGAAAAAGAATTCAACCAGCCATACTGGCGAATTAATGAAGAGTCATGTTACTGGCGTGATGCTTTATTCCGTGCATTACGTGAATTATTCAGCCTGTTTGAGTATGCACCGACAATTCTGACGTCGGTAAAACCAGAGCAATATCTGCATTAAATAATTAACCAGAGTTTTTAACGCACTTAATCGTGCGGGGCTTCTTTTTGCCTGGAGAAAGTCATGCATACAGTTTCTGAAAATCAGTGCGGTAAATACGCATTACTGCTGCAACAGGCCAGAACCGAAGCACAGGCCGACGCTGCGACGCGCTTTTCTTCTCATCTTGACGCCATGATTCGCCATATCACAAAGGCGGAGTTATCCCGCGTGGAGATAGTCGAGCTGCTCAGTCAGGAGTCGGAAAAATTTCACAATATCGGATTGTCTCGCGGGGAGGTGCTTTGATGTCCTGCTCTCATTCAGTTGTATTACTGAATAACGCCTTAAAAATCGCCGTTATGGAAAATGGTGATTTATCTCTTATTCAACTTTGTCTTGATAAAGAAAAACGCGACATAACTGAATCTGTTATCGCGATTTATCAGAATGAATTAAACCTCCTGTCTGATGTGGTCAATTTACTTGTTAAACGAGCTGTATTCCACAAGCAAATTTCCTCAGTGGATGAAATGACAAAATTAACGACAGAACTTGCCAGTTATTGCGCTGATGTATCCAGGAAACTTAACGATAAAAGGAGCTGATAATGCCGGACAACGTAGATTTTATTCAGGAACAACAGGCTGAATTACTGGAGCGCCAGATTAACGCGGCAAGGGTAAAACATTGCGGTGCTTCTGCGCTGGTTTGCGAAGAGTGTGACGCGCCAATACCTGCTGCCCGTCGTGCGGCTTATCCGTCAGCCACGCGTTGTGTTTCCTGCCAGTCAGTCTTTGAAGCAAAAAACAAACATTACCGGAGAACGGCATGAGTATTCGTATTGAAATTGGCGAACGTTATGTCGTTACCAGTGACAGCTTTCAGTTTATTCTCCACGAGAAAAAGAGAGCGGAAAGCGGTAAAAACGCCGGTCAGGAATGGCTGGCGGTGGTTGGTTATTATCCGAAATTAAGCCAGCTCGTTTCCGGCCTGATGCATCACGATATTCTGACCGGAAGCGCAAAGTCTTTTGCTGATTTAAACGCGCAGGTTGAGCAACTCAGCAGGCGTTGTTCAGAGGCTTTTGGCTCATATGGCCGTTAAAGCCTCCGGGCATTTTGTCCCTCCGTCAGCATTTGCTGCAGGCACCGGTAAGGCGTTTACCGGTGCTTATGCATGGAACGCGCCACGCGAGGCTGTCGGGCGCGAAAGACCCCTTACACGTGACGAGATGCGTCAGGTGCAAGGTGTTTTATCCACGATTAACCGCCTGCCTTACTTTTTGCGCTCGCTGTTTACGTCACGCTATGACTACATCCGGCGCAATAAAAGCCCGGTGCACGGGTTTTATTTCCTCACATCCACTTTTCAGCGTCGTTTATGGCCGCGCATTGAGCGTGTGAATCAGCGCCATGAAATGAACACCGACGCGTCGATGCTGTTTCTGGCTGAGCGTGACCACTATGCGCGCCTGCCGGGAATGAATGACAAGGAGCTGAAAAAGTTTGCCGCCCGTATCTCATCGCAGCTTTTCATGATGTATGAGGAACTCAGCGATGCCTGGGTGGATGCGCATGGCGAAAAAGAATCGCTGTTTACGGATGAGGCGCAGGCTCACCTCTATGGTCATGTTGCTGGCGCTGCACGTGCTTTCAATATTTCCCCTCTCTACTGGAAAAAATACCGTAAAGGACAGATGACCACGAGGCAGGCATATTCTGCCATTGCCCGTCTGTTTAACGATGAGTGGTGGATTAGTCAGCTTAAAGGCCAGCGTATGCGCTGGCATGAGGCGTTACTGATTGCTGTCGGGGAGGTCAATAAAGACCGTTCTCCTTATGCCAGTAAACATGCCATTCGTGATGTGCGTGCACGCCGCCAGGCAAATCTGGAATTTCTAAAATCGTGTGATCTCGAAAACAGGGAAACAGGCGAGCGCATCGACCTTATCAGTAAGGTGATGGGCAGTATTTCTAATCCTGAAATTCGCCGGATGGAGCTGATGAACACCATTGCCGGTATTGAGCGTTACGCCGCCGCAGAAGGTGATGTGGGGATGTTTATCACGCTGACCGCGCCGTCAAAGTATCACCCGACACGTCAGGTTGGAAAAGGCGAAAGTAAAACCGTCCAGCTAAATCACGGCTGGAACGATGAGGCATTTAATCCAAAGGATGCGCAGCGTTATCTCTGCCGTATCTGGAGCCTGATGCGCACGGCATTCAAGGATAATAATTTACAGGTCTACGGTTTGCGAGTCGTCGAGCCACACCACGACGGAACGCCGCACTGGCATATGATGCTTTTTTGTAATCCACGCCAGCGTAACCAGATTATCGAAATCATGCGTCGCTACGCGCTCAAAGAGGATGGCGACGAAAGAGGAGCTGCGCGAAACCGTTTTCAGGCAAAACATCTTAATCGGGGCGGTGCTGCGGGGTATATCGCGAAATACATCTCAAAAAATATCGACGGCTATGCACTGGATGGGCAGCTCGATAACGATACCGGCAGACCGCTGAAAGATACTGCCGCGGCTGTTACCGCATGGGCGTCAACGTGGCGCATTCCGCAATTTAAAACGGTTGGCCTGCCGACAATGGGGGCTTACCGTGAACTACGCAAATTGCCTCGCGGCGTCAGCATTGCTGATGAGTTTGACGAGCGCGTCGAGGCTGCACGCGCCGCCGCAGACAGTGGTGATTTTGCGCTGTATATCAGCGCGCAGGGTGGGGCAAATGTCCCGCGCGATTGTCAGACTGTCAGGGTCGCCCGTAGTCCGTCGGATGAAGTTAACGAGTACGAGGAAGAAGTCGAGAGAGTGGTCGGCATTTACGCGCCGCATCTCGGCGCGCGTCATATTCATATCACCAGAACGACGGACTGGCGCATTGTTCCGAAAGTGCCGGTCGTTGAGCCTTTGACTTTAAAAAGCGGCATCGCCGCGCCTCGGAGTCCTGTCAATAACTGTGGAAAGCTCACCGGTGGTGATACTTCGTTACCGGCTCCCACGCCTTCTGAGCACGCCGCAGCAGTGCTTAATCTGGTTGATGATGGTGTTATCGAATGGAATGACCCGGAGGTCGTGAGGGCGCTCAGGGGCGCATTAAAACACGACCTGAGAACACCAAACCGTCAGCAAAGAAACGGAATCCCGTTAAAACCGCATGAAATAGCTCCATCAGCCAGGCTGACCCGGTCGGAACGAATGCAAATTACCCGTATCCGCGTTGACCTTGCTCAGAACGGTATCAGGCCGCAGCGATGGGAACTTGAGGCGCTGGCGCGTGGAGCAACTGTAAATTATGACGGGAAAAAATTCACGTATCCGGTTGCTGATGTTTGGCCGGGAATTGAAGATGAAGCATTGTTTTTATTTTAATGAATTGGAAAGACTAGATAATCAAACGATATTCTTGATTTGTTGATATTTCTTGTGATGAGACGGATGAAGATTACTTTTATTTCATTTTGTTATTCATTTATGTTTTTTAATAACAAAAAATTATATAAGGAGAGATCAAATACAACGGTTTACTTGGTATGATTCAATCATTGGTTAGTTAGTGAGATAAATCGCCATCAATTGGGTATTTATTGCCCGTGGAAAGCTAATGCTTTCTAACATTTACCCCGCGCAACGCCTCTGTCAGCGACAGGAGTCTCTGATTCACGCGGCATAGCGTATGGGTATTCGAACCCTTTGGGCGACAAAGGGTTCGTGGAGCAGGGAGCTGGTGCTGTTCAATCTCATCCTTATGAGGGCGAGCCATGGTGCTGGAGCAGACATATCGTTTGCACACCGTGGACATAAGGAGCAGATCATGAAAAATGATAAAGTAACCAACGAACAGCAGGCGCAAAACAAGTTAAACCGGAAAAAGAAGACTCCTAACGCTTGGGGTGTAATTAAGTGGCTTATTAGACTACTTTATTGGATCACTCGCGCAGTTGACTTCTTTGAAGGGGGAGATGAGTAATGCGTCCTCCCTAGTTTCAACAAGATGGAGTTGCCTATGTTGCATAAAGCCCTTCGTTTAATAAGGCAATACCATAAAGAATCAATAGTTGACTTATCATCATCTTTAGGTATTCCAAAAAGCAGAATAGTAGAGATTGAAAGCGGACTATGGGTGCCGTCGATTGATATTTTACAGCGTTATGCTTCCCATTTCGACATGCCAGTATCCTCTTTGGTCTTTTTTTCAGAATCATTAGGGACACAAGGACGATTATCCAAAAGTTTACGTTTAAAACTGGCAGGGAAAGTTCTGGATATACTAGAGTGGGTAAGTAAAAGAAATGAAAAAAAGGATTAAGCTGAAGGTTTCAACTAAAAATAAATCTTATCCTATTACGGATTCGCCACTTTATAAACTTAAAAGTAAAAAAAAGTTGGCTAGCTTGCTCTGCGTTAGTATCAATGACCTATCAGTTTTGAAAAGGGATGAGGGTAATTACTCTATTTTTGAACAGCTTTCTAAAAAAAATAAAATACGGAAAATACAAAAGCCTTTAGAAAAATTAGATGTAGTGCATACACGTATTGCGAGTTTATTATTGCGTATAGCTATGCCCGAATATTTACACTCTGGTAAAAAAAGTTGCTCTAACATAACAAATGCTAAAGCACATCTCAATCATCAGAAGTTGATGACTACAGATATTAGATCTTTTTTTCCGTCAACAACAAGAGAAATGATATTTTCTTTCTTTTTCTCAATAATGAAAATGTCGCCAGATGTGGCTGATATTTTATCTCATATATGTACCTGTCATGAACGATTGCCAACGGGTAGTCGGATTAGTATGCCATTAGCATATTTTGCAAATTCCAGAATGTTTGATGAAATGAATCAACTTTGTGAGAAGTTTCGTGTGAAAATGACAGTTTATGTCGATGATCTTACTTTTTCTGGAGATAATGTAAATCGATTGTTTTGCAGCGTGATTCGTAAGATTATTAATAAGCATGGACACGCTATGCATCCAACTAAAACGAAATTATATGCTGGGGATAAGCCTAAACTAGTGACAGGAGTTATAGTATTTGGGGATAACTTAAAGGTTAGGAACGAACAGCATTATCTTATGGCTAGAGAAATAGAGCTTTGGAAAATAATAAAAGATGTAGAACAAGCTAAAGATACAAGAACAGCAAAGAAATTATTTGGTCGTTTATATTCAATGGGAGTTATTGAAAAACGTTATAGATCGAAAGTATTGACGTTGAAAGCAAATACATCGGTTTAATACACTAAAATATAATAATATCGGATTTTATTAGTATCGATATATTATGATGGCAACCCAGTTAGTGCAAAAGTTTGCTTTCAGTTCTGACTGGGTTGAACAATAAGTAGTACGAGTCGTTAGTGCAATCATTTAATATGGTGGTTTACAGTCAAGGCTGAATGTATGAGGCATAAAAATAAAGTTGATGTTGTAAAGTTTCTGAAAGTTTTTGAGTCAAAGAAGACTCCTGAAAATGGCAGAATTAGTTTAATGTATGAGAGTGCCATTCATTACGATATGTATTCCGTTTACATTAAGGATGATGAGGGTAATGACTATCTTTTTGATAGTTATTCAAACGGAATTATAAAGGTTAAGAAGTGGAGTCATCAGAATAAAACTTTCAATATTGATACAATTCTTAAACCAGAACGACTTACATCAAATTCCTTTTCTGGAATTTATTATTATCATGCGCATGAATTGAAGTTTGACTCATTGGATGATTTATCTTATTTTAATGTACTTAGATTTAGAAGAATAGCGGATCGTCAAAATAAAAAGCTAAGTCGTGAGAAGTATTTGTATCGACAACGCAAGCAGGAGATAACTGATGTAATGACGGTATTGGCTGCCATTGTCAGAATTTATCGAGAGCAGCAAGGGGAAAAACCATTCAGGGAGACTCTAATTATGAATGATGTGGCAGGACGTTTATGGATCTACCATGATGATTATTCTCGACTCATAAAAGAACTTCGCTTATGTCTGGATTCCCTTGTAGAGAGTGGGGACATTTCAAAGACTCGAGATGGTTATAAGCCCACCGGAAAAGCAATTAATACGTTAAATCACTTCAATAATGAAGAACAACGATATAATGAGAATATTCGTAGCCAAAAAAGCATGTTTTGGGCAACGTTATTTGCTGCTATTGGTGCATTGGGTAGCATGACAGCAGCTTTTATAGGACTGATGAAATAGCATTTATTTTCTCACCTAGCCTGTACGCCTTCATTAGTTGCATGATTTTGCATTCATCTGTAATGCTTTTTTTTGTTATGAGTAGATAGAACTGTCAGGAAGTCTGCGTCGTTATACAACTGCATTAAAACCGCTCCACGAAGCGGGCAGGCGAGGCGGGGAAAGCACTGCGCGCTGGCGGTGGTGCTGATTTTATTTTTTTAGCGTCTCAGCGCGTCGTGATGGCGTTTAGATTGTGCGCCGGGGCGTTGGTGTGTCTGCGGGGGGGGGTGCGGTGGTGAGTGTGTGAGGGCGTGATGACGGGGTGTAAAAAAGCCGCCCGCAGGCGGCGATGTTCAGCCGTTGTCAGTGTCCAGTGAGTAGTTTTTAAAGCGGATGACCTCCTGACCGAGCCAGCCGTTTATCTCACGGATCCTGTCCTGTAACGGGATAAGCTCATTGCGGACAAAGACCTTTGCCACTTTCTCAATATCACCCAGCGACCCGACGTTCTCCGGCTTGCCGCCCATCAACTGAAAGGGGATGCGGTGCGCGTCCAGCAGGTCTGCGGCACTGGCTTTTTTGATATTAAAAAAATCGTCCTTCGTCGCCACTTCACTGAGCGGGATAATTTTAATGCCGTCGGCTTTTCCCTGTGGGGCATAGAGAAACAGGTTTTTAAAGTTGTTGCGGCCTTTCGACTTCACCATGTTTTCGCGAAGCATTTCGATATCGTTGCGATCCTGCACGGCATCGGTAACGTACATGATGTATCCGGCATGTGCGCCGTTTTCGTAATACTTGCGGCGGAACAGCGTGGCCGACTCATTCAGCCAGGCAGAGTTAAGGGCGCTGAGATATTCCGGCAGGCCGTACAGCTCCTGATTAATATCCGGCTCCAGCAGGTGAAACACGGAACCGGGCGCGAAGGCTGTCGGCTCGTTGAAGGACGGCACCCACCAGTAAACATCCTCTTCCACACCACGGCGGGTATATTTTGCCGGTGAGGTTTCCAGTCTGATGACCTTACCGGTAGTGCTGTAACGCTTTTCCAGAAACGCATTACCGAACACCAGAAAATCCAGCACAAAGCGGCTGAAATCCTGCTGGGACAGCCACGGATGCGGGATAAATGTCGAGGCCAGAATATTACGTTTGACGTAAATCGGGGAGCTGTGATGCACGGCAGCACGCAGGCTTTTTGCCAGACCGGTAAAGCTGACCGGTGGCTCATACCATCTGCCGTTACTGATGCACTCGACGTAATCCAGAATGTCACGGCGGTCGAGTACCGGCACCGGCTCACCAAAGGTGAATGCCTCCATTTTCGGGGCGCTGGCGGTCATTTTTTTTGCCGCAGGTTGCGGTGTTTTCCCTTTTTTCTTGCTCATCAGTAAAACTCCAGAATGGTGGATGTCAGCGGGGTGCTGATACCGGCGGTGAGTGGCTCATTTAACAGGGCGTGCATGGTCGCCCAGGCGAGGTCGGCGTGGCTGGCTTCCTCGCTGCGGCTGGCCTCATAGGTGGCGCTGCGTCCGCTGCTGGTCATGGTCTTGCGGATAGCCATAAACGAGCTGGTGATGTCGGTGGCGCTGACGTCATATTCCAGACAGCCACGACGGATAACGTCTTTTGCCTTGAGCACCATTGCGGTTTTCATTTCCGGCGTGTAGCGGATATCGCGCGCGGCGGGATAGAACGAGCGAACGAGCTGGAACACGCCGACACCGAGGCCGGTGGCATCAATTCCGATGTATTCGACGTTGTATTTTTCGGTGAGTTTGCGGATGGATTCCGCCTGAGTGGCAAAGTCCATGCCTTTCCACTGGTGACGCTCAAGGATCCTGAATTTGCCACCGGCCACCACCGGCGGTGCCAGTACCACGCATCCGGCGCTGTCGCCACGGTGTGACGGGTCGTAACCAATCCATACCGGGCGGGAGCCGAACGGATTCGCGGCAAACGGCGCATAGTCTTCCCATTCTTCCAGCGTGTCGACCATGCAGCGTTGCAGCTCCTCGAACGGGAACACCGATGCCTTGTCGTCAACAAATTCACACATGAACAGGTTTTTAAAATCGTCGGCGCTGTTTTCGCGTTTGAGCTGCTCAATGTCGAACAGCGTGCAGCCGCCTTTCAGGGCGTCCTCAATGGTGACAATCTGCCGCCACTGGCCGTCCGCACAGAGAAGCCCACCGGCAAGGGCGTTATGACTGACGTCGATTTCCACGCGTTCGGCGGCGCTGGCGCGTCCCCGGTTGAACAGTTCACCCGACCAGAACGGGTAGGCGTCGTGCGCCAGCGTGGACGGGGTGGAGAAATAGGTCGAGCGCAGGTGACTCTGTGAGGCCATACCTGATGCCACCTTACGCAGTACCTGAAAATTCGGGATCCAGAAAATCTCGTCGACGTACAGGTCGCCGTTATGGCTCTGTGCGGTGTTGGAGTTGGTGCCGAGAAAAATCAGTTTTGCGCCGTTATTGCCCAGGACAATCGGGTCACCGGTCAGGTCAACGTCAACCAGCCGGGCAAAGGCGATGATGTATTCACGGAACACATACGCCTGCGTTTTACTGGCCGACAGAAAAATCTGGTTATGGCCGGTTTTCAGGGCGCGCAGCAGCGCCTCGCGGGAAAAATAAAACGTTGCGCCAATCTGGCGGGATTTCAGGATATCGCGGATGCGGTGCTCAAGCCCGGCACGATACCAGTGCAACTGATAGTCGAAAGACTGCTCAAAGAAAATCTGCTCCAGCTTTTCGATGGCCTCGTCACTGAAAAAATTCTTTTTCGGTTTGCGCCGCCCGCCTTTGTTGCGGTTAGCGACGTTCGGATTAAGGTCTGCCTCGTTGCCGGTCTGGCTGTAGCGGTTGACCCGTGCCAGTCGTTCAATCTGGCGTCCCAGCAGGTCAATTTCCTTGAAGTCACCGCCGGTTTTCTGCGGTTTGATGATGAGCTGGGTCAGCCGCGCTTCCAGACTCATTTCGACACGGCTGATGGGGGCAACGCTGTCCCAGCCGTCGCGCTGTTTCCAGCTCTGCACCGTCGGGCGTTTCATCTGCAACATGGCGGCAATCTGCGGCACGGAAAACCCCTGCCAGTACAGCAGCGCCGCCTGACGACGCGGGTCGTGCAAAAGAGTGGTGTCTGTGGTGATGGTCATGAATACCTCGCCGTGATGAATACACGGCAAGGCTACTGAGTCGCGCCCCGCGATTCGCTAAGGTGCTGTTGTGTCAGTGATAAGCCATCCGGGACTGATGGCGGAAGATGCGCATCGTCGGGAAACTGATGCCGACATGTGACTCCTCTAATCACTATTCAGGACTCCTGACAATGGCAAAAAAAGTCTCAAAATTCTTTCGTATCGGCGTTGAGGGTGACACCTGTGACGGGCGTGTCATCAGTGCGCAGGATATTCAGGATATGGCCGAAACCTTTGACCCGCGAGTCTATGGTTGCCGCATTAACCTGGAACATCTGCGCGGCATCCTGCCTGACGGTATTTTTAAGCGTTATGGCGATGTGGCCGAACTGAAGGCCGAAAAGATTGACGATGATTCGGCGCTGAAAGGCAAATGGGCGCTGTTTGCGAAAATCACCCCGACCGATGACCTTATCGCGATGAACAAGGCCGCGCAGAAGGTCTACACCTCAATGGAAATTCAGCCGAACTTTGCCAACACCGGCAAATGTTATCTGGTGGGGCTGGCCGTCACCGATGACCCGGCAAGCCTCGGCACGGAATACCTGGAATTCTGCCGCACGGCAAAACACAACCCCCTGAACCGCTTCAAATTAAGCCCTGAAAACCTGATTTCAGTGGCAACGCCTGTTGAGCTGGAATTTGAAGACCTGCCTGAAACCGTGTTCACCGCCCTGACCGAAAAGGTGAAATCCATTTTTGGCCGCAAACAGGCCAGCGATGACGCCCGTCTGAATGACGTGCATGAAGCGGTGACCGCTGTTGCTGAACATGTGCAGGAAAAACTGAGCGCCACTGAGCAGCGCCTCGCTGAGATGGAAACTGCCTTTTCCGCTCTTAAGCAGGAGGTGACTGACAGGGCGGATGAAACCAGCCAGGCATTCACCCGCCTAAAAAACAGTCTCGACCACACCGAAAGTCTGACCCAGCAGCGCCGCAGCAAGGCCACCGGTGGTGGCGGTGACGCCCTGATGACGAACTGCTGACCGGCGTCAGTCAGTCCGGGAAAACCTTCACGATTAACCCTTAATTTCAGGAAAAACTATGCGCCAGGAAACCCGCTTTAAATTTAATGCCTACCTGTCCCGTGTTGCCGAACTGAACGGCATCGACGCCGGTGATGTGTCGAAAAAATTCACCGTTGAACCGTCGGTCACCCAGACCCTGATGAACACCATGCAGGAGTCCTCTGACTTTCTGACCCGCATCAACATTGTGCCGGTCAGCGAAATGAAAGGGGAAAAAATTGGTATTGGTGTCACCGGCTCCATCGCCAGCACCACCGACACCGCCGGTGGCACCGAACGTCAGCCGAAGGACTTCTCGAAGCTGGCGTCCAGTAAGTACGAATGCGACCAGATTAACTTCGATTTTTATATCCGCTACAAAACGCTGGACCTGTGGGCGCGTTATCAGGATTTCCAGCTCCGTGTCCGTAACGCCATTATCAAACGCCAGTCCCTTGATTTAATCATGGCCGGTTTTAACGGCGTGAGGCGTGCCGAAACCTCTGACCGCAGCAGTCACCCGATGCTGCAGGATGTGGCGGTCGGCTGGCTGCAGAAATACCGCAATGAAGCCCCGGCGCGCGTGATGAGCAAGGTTACTGACGAGGAAGGTCACACGACCTCTGAGGTCATCCGCGTGGGTAAGGGCGGTGATTATGCCAGCCTCGATGCACTGGTGATGGATGCGACCAACAACCTGATTGAGCCGTGGTATCAGGAAGACCCTGACCTTGTGGTGATTGTGGGGCGTCAGCTACTGGCGGACAAGTATTTCCCCATCGTTAACAAGGAGCAGGACAACAGCGAGATGCTGGCCGCTGACGTCATCATCAGCCAGAAACGCATCGGCAACCTGCCAGCGGTACGCGTCCCGTACTTCCCGGCGGATGCGATGCTCATCACGAAGCTGGAAAACCTGTCCATCTACTACATGGATGACAGCCATCGCCGCGTGATTGAGGAAAACCCGAAACTCGACCGCGTGGAGAACTACGAGTCAATGAACATTGATTACGTGGTGGAAGACTACGCCGCCGGTTGTCTGGTGGAAAAAATTAAGGTCGGTGATTTCTCCACACCGGCTAAAGCGACCGCAGAGCCGGGAGCGTAACCGATGACGAGTCCCGCACAGCGCCACATGATGCGGGTCTCGGCAGCGATGACCGCGCAGCGGAAAGCCGCCCCGCTGCGACATGCAACTGTCTATGAGCAGATGCTGGTTAAGCTCGCCGCAGACCAGCGCACACTGAAAGCGATTTATTCAAAAGAGCGGAAGGCCGCGAAAAAACGCGAACTGCTGCCGTTCTGGTTGCCGTGGGTGAACGGCGTGCTGGAGCAGGGCAAAGGCGCACAGGATGACATTCTGATGACGGTCATGCTGTGGCGTCTGGATACCGGCGATATCGCTGGTGCGCTGGAGATTGCCCGTTATGCCCTGAAATACGGTCTGACCATGCCGGGTAAACACCGCCGCACCCCGCCGTACATGTTCACCGAGGAGGTCGCGCTCGCGGCCATGCGCGCCCACGCGGCCGGTGAGTCTGTGGATACCCGCCTGCTGACGGAGACCCTTGAACTGACTGCCGCTGCTGACATGCCTGATGAAGTGCGCGCAAAGCTGCACAAAATCACCGGTCTGTTTCTGCGTGACGGTGGTGATGCCGCCGGTGCGCTGGCTCACCTGCAACGTGCGACACAGCTCGACTGTCAGGCAGGCGTCAAAAAAGAGATTGAACGACTGGAGCGGGAGCTGAAACCGAAGCCGGAGCCGCAACCCAAAGCGGCCACCCGCGCCCCGCGTAAGACCCGGAGCGTGACACCGGCAAAACGTGGACGCCCGAAAAAGAAAGCCAGTTAACAACCGAATGCGCCCCGCGCCAGGGCGGCACGCCGGTCAGTGAGGGTGAATCACCTGACACTGCACCGGCGTCCACCGCCCGACTTTTCAGAGGTAGTCATGATGACGCTGATTATTCCGCGAAAGGAGGCTCCCGTGTCCGGTGAGGGTACGGTGGTCATCCCGCAACCGGCAGGCGACGAGCCGGTGATTAAAAACACGTTCTTTTTTCCCGATATCGACCCGAAGCGCGTCCGGGAACGTATGCGCCTTGAGCAGACCGTCGCCCCCGCCCGTCTGCGTGAGGCCATCAAGTCAGGCATGGCAGAGACGAATGCGGAGCTGTACGAGTACCGCGAACAGAAAATTGCCGCCGGTTTTACGCGTCTGGCGGACGTCCCGGCGGACGACATCGACGGTGAAAGCATCAAGGTTTTTTACTACGAGCGCGCCGTGTGTGCGATGGCGACCGCGTCGCTTTATGAGCGTTACCGCGGCGTGGATGCCAGTGCGAAAGGCGACAAGAAGGCCGACAGCATTGACAGCACCATTGATGAGCTGTGGCGGGATATGCGCTGGGCGGTGGCGCGTATCCAGGACAAGCCGCGCTGCATCGTGAGTCAAATCTGATGAAGACCTTTGCGCTACAGGGCGACACGCTCGACGCCATCTGTGTCCGGTATTACGGGCGCACTGAGGGCGTGGTCGAAGCCGTGCTCGCCGCAAATCCGGGACTGGCTGAACTGGGTGCGGTGCTGCCACACGGCACCGCCGTCGAACTGCCCGACGTTCAGACCGCGCCCGTGGCTGAAACTGTCAATCTGTGGGAGTAACGCATGACAGCAGAAGAAAAAAGCGTCCTGTCGCTTTTCATGATTGGGGTGCTGATTGTTGTCGGCAAGGTGCTTGCCGGTGGTGAACCCATCACCCCGCGTCTGTTTATCGGGCGCATGTTGCTCGGTGGTTTTGTCTCGATGGTTGCCGGTGTTGTTCTGGTGCAGTTCCCTGACCTGTCACTGCCTGCGGTGTGCGGCATCGGCTCCATGCTGGGTATCGCCGGTTATCAGGTGATTGAGATTGCCATTCAGCGCCGTTTTAAGGGCAGGGGGAAACCGTAATGCCGGTAATTAACACGCATCAGAATATCGCCGCCTTTCTCGACATGCTGGCCGTGTCCGAAGGGACGGCGAATCATCCGCTGACGAAAAACCGGGGCTATGACGTGATAGTCACCGGACTGGACGGGAAGCCGGAAATTTTCACCGACTACAGTGACCACCCGTTCGCGCATGGCCGACCGGCGAAGGTGTTTAACCGTCGCGGTGAAAAGTCCACGGCCTCCGGTCGCTATCAGCAGCTTTACCTGTTCTGGCCGCACTACCGCAAACAGCTTGCCCTGCCTGATTTCAGTCCGTTGTCACAGGACAGACTCGCCATTCAGTTGATCCGCGAACGCGGTGCACTGGATGACATCCGGGCGGGACGCATTGAGCGCGCCATTTCACGCTGTCGCAATATCTGGGCGTCCCTGCCGGGTGCCGGTTACGGTCAGCGTGAGCATTCACTGGAAAAACTAGTCACCGTCTGGCGTACCGCTGGCGGCGTACCGGCTTAAACGGAGTAAACACCATGAAGAAATTATCCCTTTCACTGATGCTGAACGTGTCGCTGGCGCTGATGCTGGCACTGTCACTGATTTCCCCGCAGAGCGTGGCCGTCAATTTTGTCGCTGCCTGGGCGATTCTGGCGACGGTTATCTGTGTGGTTTCCGGTGGTGTCGGCGTGTATGCCACTGAGTATGTACTGGAACGCTACGGGCGGGAGCTGCCGCCGGAATCGCTGGCCGTGAAGATTGTCACGTCGCTGTTTTTGCAGCCGGTGCCGTGGCGCAGACGGGCGGCGGTTCTGGTAGTGGTGGTGGCGACGTTTAGCTCGCTGGTCGCTACCGGGTGGATTTTTACCGCGCTGATTTATCTCGTGGCATCGGTGTTCTTCCGGCTGATTCGTACGGCCTGCCGTCAGCGTTTTGAGGGGCGGGAACCATGTCAAAGCTGATGATTGTGCTGATCGTGTTGTTATCGCTGGCGGTGGCGGGGCTGTTTCTGGCGAAGCATGAAAACGCCAGCCTGCGCGCCTCGCTGGACAGGGTGAACAACGTCGCCAGCGGGCAGCAGACGACCATCACCATGCTGAAAAATCAGCTTCATGTTGCCCTCACCAGAGCAGACAAAAACGAGCTGGCGCAGGTGGCACTGCGTCAGGAACTGGAGAACGCCGCGAAGCGTGAAGCACAGCGCGAGAAAACCATCACGAGGTTACTGAATGAAAACGAAGATTTTCGCCGCTGGTACGGCGCTGGCCTGCCTGATGCTGTGCGCCGGTTGCACCAGCGCCCGGTCTGCACCGACGCCAGTGATTGTCGCCAACGCCTGCCCGAAAGTGAGTCTTTGCCCGATGCCGGGCAGTGACCCGGAGACGAACGGTGATTTAAGTGCCGATATCCGGCAGCTTGAGAACGCGCTGGCACGCTGTGCCAGCCAGATAAAAATGATTAAACACTGTCAGGACGAAAACGATGCTCAAACCCGACAGCCTGCGCAGGGCGCTGACTGATGCCGTCACGGTGCTGAAAACAAGCCCCGAGATGCTTCGGATATTCGTGGATAACGGGAGTATTGCCTCCACGCTGGCGACGTCGCTGTCATTCGAAAAGCGTTACACGCTCAATGTCATTGTGACCGACTTTACCGGTGATTTTGACCTGCTCATCGTGCCGGTGCTGGCGTGGCTGCGGGAAAATCAGCCCGACATCATGACCACCGACGCAGGCCAGAAAAAGGGCTTCACGTTTTATGCGGACATCAACAATGACAGCAGCTTTGATATCAGCATCAGCCTGATGCTGACCGAGCGCACGCTGGTCAGTGAGGTGGATGGCGCACTGCATGTGAAGAATATCCCGGAACCCCCGCCGCCGGAGCCGGTCACCCGCCCGATGGAGCTGTATATCAATGGCGAACTGGTGAGCAAGTGGGATGAATGAGTTTAAGCGTTTTGAAGACCGGCTGACTGGACTTATTGAATCGCTGTCACCGTCAGGGCGTCGGCGACTGAGTGCCGAACTGGCGAAACGCCTGCGGCAGAGTCAGCAGCGTCGGGTGATGGCACAGAAAGCCCCGGATGGCACACCCTATGCGCCACGCCAGCAGCAGAGCTCCAGAAAAAAGACCGGTCGTGTTAAGCGAAAAATGTTTGCGAAACTTATCACCAGTCGTTTTTTGCATATCCGCGCCAGCCCGGAACAGTCATCAATGGAGTTTTACGGCGGGAAGTCACCGAAAATCGCCAGTGTGCATCAGTTCGGTCTGTCGGAAGAAAACCGGAAAGACGGTAAGAAAATTGATTATCCGGCGCGTCCCCTGCTCGGCTTTACCGGTGAGGATGTGCAGATGATTGAAGAGATTATCCTGGCTCACCTTGAGCGTTAGTTTTATCCAGACAGAGGCTGATGCGCAATTAAACATTGAGCGGCCATGCTGGTCGCTCAATGTTTAGAGGTTTATGAGTGATTTTTATTTGATGCTTTGTATTCTAAAACCTTCTTATTGGCGTAAAAGAATTTTGTATATGACAGGAATATAACCAGACCTGAAGTGAAATAGACGAGGGATAGTATTAATAATGCTTTTTTGTGACTGTTATTATCTTTAATCTCCTGGCTTAACCATTCGGAGTCCTCCTCGTTTAGCTGTAAGAGCTTATTGCAGGCGATTTCAGGAAGTGTGTCTTTTATAAATACGTTTTGCAGTCTCTTGCAATCGGCAAGGCTATAAGTTTTATTAAATTCAACTGCTTTATTTTTGAAGGATAAAAGAACTTTGTCACTATAAACATAGTACATCATATTTTTATATGGTATGCCTATGGCGTCTCTTACTATAGCGGATTGTTTGTTGTGTATATAACATGCGAAGAGAATATAAATAATACTGGCCAGAATTACAATTATTGTTTTAATTATGTGTGGTGGTTTTGTTATGTCACCCCAGATGCGAGTAAGGAAAAAATACGATGTTTTTAGTTTTCCATCAATCAGTCCCTGCTGTATCATTCTCACATTTTCAATGCCTGATACATTGATTCCGTTAATTATTTTAAATAGTTGAATGTCGCGCCACTCGCGGTCAAGTCTTTTTAATTTTTTGTCTGAATATCCAAAATTGAAATAATGTGCAATAAGCCTCATAAGGTTACTTTTACCAAAGCTAAAAAATGCTAATACTGCAAAGGTACAAAGGAAAAAAACGATTAGCCCCCACACATTAGTCACATTATAGCTGACCATTACGCTCTCCTTGAATGTTGTCTGGTAGTTCTACAAATGAATCCAGATAGCATAACTTTTATATATTGTGCAATCTCACATGCATGAACACTCTCGCAAATATTCAGGAACTCGCGCGCGCACTGCGCAACATGATTCGCACCGGCATTATCGTCGAAACCGACCTTAACGCCGGTCGCTGCCGTGTGCAGACCGGCGGCATGTGCACCGACTGGCTTCAGTGGCTGACCCATCGCGCCGGACGTTCGCGCACATGGTGGGCACCTTCCGTAGGGGAACAGGTGCTGATTCTGGCCGTGGGCGGTGAACTCGACACGGCGTTCGTTCTGCCGGGGATTTATTCCGGCGATAACCCCGCGCCGTCTGCGTCGGCGGATGCCCTGCATATCCGTTTCCCTGACGGGGCGGTGATTGAGTATGAACCTGAAACCAGTGCGCTCACGGTAAGCGGAGTTAAAACGGCCAGCGTGATGGCTTCTGATTCTGTTACTGCCACGGTGCCGGTGGTTATGGTGAAAGCATCAACCCGCATCACCCTGGACACACCGGAAGTGGTCTGCACCAACAAACTGACTACCGGCACGCTGGAAGTGCAGAAGGGCGGGACGATGCGCGGCAACATTGAACACACCGGCGGTGAACTCTCATCAAACGGTAAGGTACTGCATACCCATAAACACCCCGGCGACAGCGGCGGCACAACCGGGAGTCCTTTATGACAGCGCGTTATCTCGGAATGAATCGCAGTGATGGCCTGACTGTCACTGACCTTGAGCATATCAGCCAGAGTATCGGCGATATCCTGCGCACACCGGTCGGCTCACGGGTGATGCGTCGTGATTACGGCTCGTTGCTGGCATCAATGATTGACCAGCCGCAGACCCCGGCGCTTGAGTTGCAGATTAAGGTCGCCTGTTACATGGCGGTGCTGAAATGGGAACCCCGCGTCACCCTGTCATCCGTCACCACTGAGCGCAGTTTTGACGGGCGAATGACGGTCACGTTAACCGGCCAGCACAACGACACCGGCCAGCCACTTTCATTAACCATACCTGTGAGTTGAAACCATGCCGATTATCGACCTGAACCAGCTACCCGCACCAGATGTGGTCGAGGAGCTGGACTTTGAAAGCATTCTCGCTGAACGCAAGGCGACACTGATTTCCCTTTACCCGGAAGATCAGCAGGAGGCGGTCGCCCGTACCCTGACACTGGAATCTGAGCCTCTCGTCAAACTGCTGGAAGAAAATGCTTATCGTGAGCTTATCTGGCGTCAGCGTGTGAATGAGGCCGCACGGGCGGTGATGCTGGCCTGTGCCGCCGGTAATGACCTTGATGTGATTGGTGCCAATTACAACACCACGCGCCTGACTATCACCCCGGCAGATGATTCGACCATTCCGCCGACACCGGCAGTGATGGAATCTGACACCGATTATCGTCTGCGTATTCAGCAGGCTTTTGAGGGCTTAAGCGTCGCCGGGTCAGTGGGAGCCTATCAGTATCATGGTCGCAGTGCTGACGGGCGTGTCGCGGATATTTCTGTCACCAGTCCGTCTCCTGCCTGTGTCACCATCTCTGTGCTGTCACGTGAAAATAACGGCGTCGCATCCGAAGACCTGCTGGCTGTGGTGCGTAACGCCCTTAATGGCGAGGACGTCAGGCCGGTGGCCGACCGCGTGACCGTGCAGTCTGCCGCCATCGTTGAATACCAGATAAACGCCACGCTTTACCTTTACCCTGGTCCCGAAAGCGAACCCATCCGCGCTGCCGCTGTGAAAAAGCTGGAAGCGTATATCACGGCACAGCACCGGCTGGGGCGCGACATCCGTCTGTCTGCCATTTATGCCGCTTTGCATGTGGAAGGTGTGCAGCGTGTCGAACTGGCTGCACCACTGGCCGACATCGTGCTCAACAGTACGCAGGCGTCTTTCTGTACCGAATACCGCGTCGTGACCGGAGGCTCGGATGAGTGATTCGCGACTGCTGCCGACCGGCTCATCACCGCTTGAGGTCGCCGCCGCAAAAGCCTGTGCGGAAATTGAAAAAACGCCGGTCAGTATTCGTGAGCTGTGGAACCCGGACACCTGTCCGGCAAATCTGCTGCCGTGGCTGGCGTGGGCGTTTTCGGTCGACAGGTGGGATGAAAAGTGGCCGGAAGCGACAAAACGCGCCGTTATCCGCGATGCGTATTTCATCCACTGTCATAAAGGCACAATAGGTGCAATCCGGCGTGTGGTGGAGCCGCTCGGCTATCTCATCAACGTGACGGAGTGGTGGGAAAACAGTGACCCGCCCGGCACCTTCCGGCTTGATATTGGTGTACTGGAAAGCGGCATCACAGAGGCAATGTATCAGGAAATGGAACGGCTGATTGCTGATGCCAAACCTGCAAGCCGCCACCTTATTGGCCTGAACATTACCCGGGACATTCCCGGCTACCTGTTCGCCGGTGGTGTAGCTTACGACGGCGATGTAATTACGGTTTACCCCGGATAAGTGAGGAATAATGAACACAAAATTCAGAACCGTTATCACCACTGCCGGTGCAGCAAAGCTGGCAGCGGCAACCGCACCGGGAGGGCGGAAGGTCAACATTACCACGATGGCCGTCGGGGATGGCGGTGGTAAATTGCCTGTCCCGGATGCCGGACAGACCGGGCTTATCCACGAAGTCTGGCGACATGCGCTGAACAAAATCAGCCAGGACAAACGAAACAGTAATTATATTATCGCAGAGCTGGTTATTCCGCCGGAGGTGGGCGGTTTCTGGATGCGTGAGCTTGGCCTGTACGATGATGCGGGAACGTTAATTGCTGTGGCGAACATGGCCGAAAGTTATAAGCCAGCTCTTGCCGAAGGCTCAGGGCGTTCGCAGACCTGCCGTATGGTCATCATCGTCAGCAGTGTGACCTCAGTGGCGCTGACCATTGACACCACAACGGTGATGGCGACGCAGGATTACGTTGATGACAAAATTGCAGAACATGAACAGTCACGACGTCACCCGGACGCCTCGCTGACCGCAAAAGGTTTTACTCAGTTAAGCAGTGCGACCAACAGCACGTCTGAAACACTGGCTGCAACGCCAAAGGCGGTAAAGGCCGCATATGACCTCGCTAACGGGAAATATACCGCACAGGACGCCACCACAGCACGAAAAGGCCTTGTCCAGCTCAGTAGTGCCACCAACAGCACGTCTGAAACGCTCGCCGCAACGCCAAAAGCGGTAAAAGCAGCATATGACCTTGCTAACGGGAAATATACCGCACAGGACGCCACCACAGCGCGAAAAGGCCTTGTTCAGCTCAGTAGCGCCACCAACAGCGATTCTGAAACGCTTGCGGCAACGCCAAAGGCGGTTAAGACAGCGTATGACCTTGCTAACGGGAAATACACTGCACAGGACGCCACCACAGCGCGAAAAGGCCTTGTTCAGCTCAGTAGCGCCACCAACAGCGATTCTGAAACGCTTGCGGCAACGCCAAAGGCGGTTAAGACAGCGTATGACCTTGCTAACGGGAAATACACTGCACAGGATGCCACCACAGCGCGAAAAGGTCTTGTCCAGCTCAGTAGCGCCACCAACAGTGATTCTGAAACGCTGGCTGCAACACCAAAAGCGGTGAAGTCTGCCTATGACAATGCTGAAAAACGTCTTCAGAAAGATCAGAACGGTGCGGATATTCCTGATAAAGGACGCTTCCTGAGTAACATTAATGTTTACAGCAAAGGTGAAGTGGATAAGAAAAAGGGAATGCGAAAGTATTCGTTTGCAGCCCCTGCAAATGTCGTTGCCGGGAAGTGGTATCCCGTTATCTTTCGCCGTGCTGCCAGCCTTTCAGGAGAAATGGCATCCCGCGTCGTTATTTCAACTGGTTGTTATAACGGCGATTATGTAATGAATAACTGCGAGTTTAATGGCATGGTTATGCCCGGAGGCTGGACCGATCGTGGTTCATATGCGGCAGGTTATTTCTGGACGTATCAGACTAATGAGCGTTCAATCCATTCCATTGTTACAAGCCTGAAAGATGATGATGTATGTAGTGTTTTTTATGTTGAAGCCAGAGCTTTCCCAGTACAAATTCTTGCAGAGGAAGGGCTAACGGTTATTGTTCCGACAGAGGATTATGTCGTCGGTCAGACGACATATAAGTGGGGGGCAACTAATCCCGCTACAGAAAGCACGAACGTACAGGCTATTCTGGATTTTAAAAATGGACGTGGTTATTACTGTTCACATCCATTTATTTCCAGCCTTTCAGGAAATGCTGCAACAGCAACTAAGTTAGCGAACGCAAGAAATATTAATGGTGTCAGATTTGATGGCTCTGCCGATATAAATATTAATACACTGGTATCCAGAAACCGTGTTACTGCATTAGGTGGGAGCGTAAAGGGGACACCAGGTATTCAGATGTATGAGGCATACAACAATGGCTACCCAACAGCCTATGGTAATGTGCTTCATCTCACTGGCGTAACCGCAGTAGGAGAGGGTGAGTTACTTATTGGCTGGAGTGGAACCAGCGGTGCTCATGCTCCGGCATATATTCGTTCCCGACGAGATACCACAGATGCTAACTGGTCTGGATGGGCGCAACTATATACAACTGCTCATAAACCCTCAGCGGGAGATGTTGGTGCATACACCAAAACTGAGTCAGATTCACGTTATGTGAGAGACATGCGGCTGGGCGGTGCATCTACATATAAACCAGCAAATAATGGTACTACATGGACGCATCAGGCTCCGTCAGGTTGCGTATATACCGGCATTATTGTTCAGGATACCGGCTCAAACTCTGCCGATAACATTGGTGGCGTATATTACAGACCGGTGCAGAAATACATTAACGGGACATGGTATAACGTGGCGCAGGTATAATTTATGCAGCATTTAAAAAATATTACGGCGGGTAATCCAAAAACGGTTGAACAATATCAATTGACAAAGGACTTTGATGTTGTCTGGTTTTTTTCAGAAGATGGTAAGAACTGGTACGAAGAACAAAAGTATTTTGCTGATGACACGATAAAAATAGCGTACGACAAAGATAATATCATCCACTATGTGGAAAAGGATGTGACAGCTATCAGACCGGATGGATTAAGTGTTGTTGAAGTGGCGGATATTACTGCTAACCGACGGGCGGACATTTCAGGGAACTGGATGTTTAAGGACGGCAAAGTGATTAAACGCATTTATACGGCAGAGGAATTACAGCAGCAGGCAGAAATTCGGAAAGCCAGACTTCTTGCAGATGCTGAATCCGTGATTTTGCCGCTGGAGCGCGCGGTCAGACTGAACATGGCAACAGATGAGGAGCGTAGCCGACTGGAATCATGGGAACGCTACAGCGTTCTGGTCAGTCGTGTGGATCCTGCAAATCCTGAATGGCCGGAAATGCCGCAATAAGTTGTATTAGCTTACATATCTATGGCACAGAGTAAAGCCTAATCTGACAGTCCGCTCTGTGCCAGGAGCGGAAGTCGATTGATGACTCACTACTAATTCGTCTTGCTTACTCCTAATGTTGATAAATGTGAATAAGATTAATACTATAAAGAATTATAATTTAATAGACGGCGGTTTAGGTAATGGGCGAGTTCTCAAAATATGTCGGCGAGGTGGGCGAAGAGATAGTCAATGACTTTCTGAAACTCTTTGGATGGAAAAACCTATGTAGTAACAAGCAATTAGATTGCTGCGTGGGAGAACATGCTAAAAAGACACATGGAATAGATGCTTTGTATGTCTACAACTCTATGCTTCAAAAACAATCATTAGTAAGCGTTGTTGTTTCTGCAAAGTATTCATCAGTACCTTACGATAAAGTCAAAACTACTTTTCGCTCACATTTCAAAGACTTGGCACACACCATTGAATGTTATTCAAAATCCCAGTTTAAAAGAACCATAACAAGACAATTTCCAGGTAGTTCAAGAAAAGAAGATATTGGGGTTTTGTTTTATTTAAATAATGATGAAAGCGATTCAAATGATAATATTAAAGGTGAAATCATCAATCATAGAATCGATTCTACCCTCAAGTTCAACGCCATACATCTCGTTGATAACGCAAGAGCAAAATTTTTATACAACTCGATAAGCTTTATCAAGAAAAAGCATGGTGAAATATCTTTTTTCTGTCTTAACACTACCTTAAATGTTTCATCTTCAACAAGACATTCTAAAATAATGCCTGTTGAATACATTACCTCTCCAATAATTCCCATTTCTGTGCCTGATGATAATGGGCGAAAATTTATATTACTTTGCGATTTTAATTACAGTAAAGAATCACTAGGGTTGGTATATAAATTAGCTAGAAAGCTTTGTTCCGATTTCGCAAATCATTATGAGATTTATTTCAATAAATATAATAAACTCACAGACTCCCCTTCAGTTGATGAAGTCAAAATGGCGCAAAATTTTGAAGATGGCTCTGAGGATGTCGTTGGAGATATTACATTAATCGTTGATTCTTATAATAGCACCTTCAGGAGCATTTCTGATGAAAAATGATATTGATTTCATCCCCTCCGGAGATGAACTGAAAAATCTTGTGAGCCAGCAGAACTGTAGCTCTACAATGATCAATAATCTACTTAAAGAAAGAGGGCTTTTTTGCGGAGTGTCTGAAAAATCAGGCACAGTTCCAAACTTGATCACCTCTTTACTAAGCCCTGATGAATCTTATGATTTACTAAGCAGTATTAAAACAAAGGAAAAATTAGATAAAGTAAATTTCAGGAATTTTGATCTTAAGCAAGATGTTGATTTGCTTGGTGAAGTTAGTGGGTTTGTAGATGTTAGTAAAATCACAAAAAATGGTTACATTAATTATGAGATATCAGATTTTAGCGATTTTACATCTCTAGATGGTAGAAGTAATAATTCCGTAATAATGGAGTTCGAAATTTGCAAGACAGATATTCTAGATGATTGGTATATAACTGAGAAGTTCTTTAAAGGATCTGTGGAAATCAAGAAAGACGTTAATGGCATCACTGGTAACTCCCAGCTTTTAATGAATGTAAAACTAAATCACACATCTCCGGAAACTAAAGAAATAGCTGAAAATGTCATAACCTTGATAGAGGAGCATTTGGAAAGAAATAATATAATTGAACATTCGCCTCATCGAGGTAGAGTTCTGATGGATGATTTTGAAAATGAAAACAGAGTAAAATTCCTTAATGAATTAGCATCCCTTCATATTGGATACTTATTCTACCATCAAAAAATAGATGATGTTCATTTTAATCCGGATCATTCTACTGGTTACGAAAAACAATCAGATGCTGTGACTAATTTTCTCGAAAAAGATATTGACCAGTATAGAGTCAAAGGAAATCTAGAGAATATAATATCTATCAAATGGAAACACATACACCCGTATGTACGTGTTACTAAGGTTGTCGCAAGTTACACAATTAGCTATGAATCCTATTCAGGTGAATGTAAGGTTGCATACGAGTTTAGTGAATATGGAAGAAAAACCCCTGTTAATCCTGAATTGTGCATTACCTTTATAAATATAAAGGTTAAAGGTGCGTCGCCCTCTAAAATACATGATATTCAATCAAACATTATGCGTGAGATTGAATTACGTAAAGTAGAATTGCTTACTAAATATAGAAAAGTTGCTGATGCTGAATCAAACAGCTAATTCTATGGTTATGCTCCCGATTGATTAATACCCACTATTAACACGGGAGCAAAGCGAACTTCCGCTCCTCGCTCAAAGCAGACTGTCAGATTTGATAGCATTTGGGCTATGTAAATTGTCAGGCGGAAAATGAGTGAGTACAAATCAGGACAGGCGGGCGAATTGCCCGCATTTTCTTTATCTGTTGTTTCATCCCCTGACCAGCCAGGTCAAATAGCGTCTCATGCTCTGCACAACAGAAAATAGTTGCACCCATTAACCACGGAGTTAAACGGATGAGTGACTATCATCACGGCGTGCAGGTGCTGGAGATTAACGACGGCACCCGCGTCATTTCCACCGTATCCACGGCCATTGTCGGCATGGTCTGCACGGCCAGCGATGCGGATGCGGAAACCTTCCCCCTCAATAAACCTGTGCTGATTACCAATGTGCAGAGCGCAATTGCAAAGGCCGGTAAAAAAGGCACGCTGGCGGCATCGTTGCAGGCCATCGCCGACCAGTCAAAACCGGTCACCGTTGTCGTGCGCGTGGAAGACGGCACCGGCGATGACGAAGAAACGAAACTCGCGCAGACCGTTTCCAATATCATCGGCACCACCGACGAAAACGGTCAGTACACCGGACTGAAAGCCCTGCTGGCGGCGGAGTCGGTAACCGGTGTTAAACCGCGTATTCTCGGTGTGCCGGGACTGGATACCAAAGAGGTGGCTGTTGCACTGGCATCCGTCTGTCAGAAGCTGCGCGCTTTCGGATATATCAGCGCATGGGGCTGTAAGACTATTTCCGAGGTGAAAGCCTACCGCCAGAATTTCAGCCAGCGTGAGCTGATGGTCATCTGGCCGGATTTCCTCGCATGGGATACGGTCAGCAGCACCACCGCCACCGCGTATGCCACCGCCCGTGCGCTGGGTCTGCGCGCTAAAATCGACCAGGAGCAGGGCTGGCATAAAACGCTGTCCAATGTCGGGGTAAACGGTGTTACCGGCATCAGCGCCTCTGTATTCTGGGATTTGCAGGAGTCCGGCACCGATGCTGACCTGCTGAACGAGGCAGGTGTCACAACGCTGATTCGCCGTGACGGTTTCCGCTTCTGGGGTAACCGTACCTGCTCTGATGACCCACTGTTCCTCTTTGAAAACTACACCCGCACCGCGCAGGTGCTGGCCGACACGATGGCTGAGGCGCACATGTGGGCGGTGGATAAGCCCATCACCGCAACGCTGATTCGCGACATCGTTGACGGCATCAATGCCAAATTCCGTGAGCTGAAAACAAACGGCTATATCGTGGATGCGACCTGCTGGTTCAGCGAAGAATCCAACGATGCGGAAACCCTCAAGGCCGGAAAACTGTATATCGACTATGACTATACCCCGGTGCCTCCTCTCGAAAACCTGACCCTGCGCCAGCGTATTACTGATAAATATCTGGCAAATCTGGTCACCTCGGTTAACAGCAATTAAGGAGCCTGACCGATGGCAATGCCGCGCAAACTCAAGTTAATGAACGTCTTTCTGAACGGCTACAGCTATCAGGGCGTTGCAAAGTCCGTCACGCTGCCAAAACTGACCCGTAAGCTCGAAAACTATCGCGGTGCGGGGATGAACGGCAGCGCACCGGTAGACCTCGGCCTTGATGACGATGCGCTGTCAATGGAGTGGTCGCTCGGGGGCTTCCCGGATTCGGTTATCTGGGAACTTTACGCCGCAACCGGTGTGGATGCCGTACCGATTCGTTTTGCAGGCTCTTACCAGCGCGACGATACCGGCGAAACGGTGGCCGTCGAGGTGGTCATGCGTGGACGTCAGAAAGAAATCGACACCGGCGAGGGGAAACAGGGAGAAGATACCGAGTCGAAAATCTCCGTGGTCTGCACTTATTTCCGGCTGACGATGGACGGTAAGGAGCTGGTCGAAATTGACACCATCAACATGATTGAGAAGGTGAACGGCGTCGACCGGCTGGAGCAACACCGCCGCAATATCGGCCTGTGATTTTCATCCGGTCAGCCAGGCTGACCGGTTAACCCCGATTCAGAAGTGAGAAAACCATGAACAAAGAAAATGTGATTACCCTGGACAATCCGGTCAAGCGTGGTGAGCAGGTTATCGAACAGGTCACGCTGATGAAACCCAATGCCGGGACGCTGCGCGGTGTCAGTCTGGCAGCGGTCGCGAACTCCGAAGTCGATGCACTGATTAAGGTGCTGCCGCGCATGACGGCACCGATGCTGACCGAGCAGGAAGTCGCCGCGCTGGAACTGCCTGACCTTGTGGCGCTGGCCGGTAAGGTGGTCGGTTTTTTGTCGCCGAACTCGGTGCAGTGACGTTTCCGAAAAACCTCTCGGTCGATGACCTGATGGCGGATGTGGCAGTGATATTTCACTGGCCGCCATCAGAACTGTATCCCATGAGCCTGACCGAACTCATCACATGGCGCGAAAAGGCGCTCCGGCGAAGCGGAAACACGAATGAGTAACAATGTAAAATTACAGGTATTGCTCAGGGCTGTTGACCAGGCATCCCGCCCGTTTAAATCCATCCGTACAGCGAGCAAGTCGCTGTCGGGGGATATCCGGGAAACACAAAAATCACTGCGCGAGCTGAACGGTCACGCATCCCGTATTGAGGGGTTCCGCAAGACCAGTGCACAGCTCGCCGTGACTGGTCATGCACTTGAAAAGGCGCGGCAGGAAGCCGAAGCCCTTGCCACACAGTTTAAAAATACCGAACGACCGACCCGTGCTCAGGCGAAAGTGCTGGAATCCGCAAAGCGTGCGGCGGAGGACTTACAGGCGAAATATAACCGCCTGACGGATTCCGTTAAACGCCAGCAGCGGGAACTGGCCGCTGTGGGAATTAATACCCGCAATCTTGCACATGATGAGCAGGGACTGAAAAACCGTATCAGTGAAACCACCGCACAGCTTAACCGTCAGCGCGACGCGCTGGCGCGTGTCAGTGCGCAACAGGCAAAACTTAACGCAGTCAAACAGCGTTATCAGGCCGGAAAGGAACTGGCCGGAAATATGGCCTCAGTGGGCGCTGCCGGTGTGGGGATTGCGGCGGCGGGAACGATGGCCGGAGTTAAGTTGCTGATGCCCGGTTATGAGTTTGCGCAGAAAAACTCAGAATTGCAGGCTGTGCTCGGTGTGGCAAAAGACTCCGCCGAAATGGCTGCACTACGCAAGCAGGCGCGCCAGCTCGGCGACAATACCGCCGCCTCGGCGGATGATGCAGCCGGTGCGCAGATTATTATCGCGAAAGCCGGTGGGGATGTTGATGCCATTCAGGCGGCAACGCCGGTCACGCTGAATATGGCGCTGGCGAACCGTCGCACGATGGAAGAAAATGCCGCCCTGCTGATGGGGATGAAATCCGCCTTTCAGCTTTCAAACGATAAGGTCGCTCATATCGGGGATGTTCTCTCCATGACGATGAACAAAACCGCCGCCGATTTTGACGGCATGAGCGATGCGCTGACCTATGCCGCACCTGTGGCAAAAAATGCCGGTGTCAGCATTGAAGAAACCGCCGCAATGGTCGGGGCGCTGCATGATGCAAAAATCACAGGCTCAATGGCGGGGACGGGAAGCCGTGCCGTGTTAAGCCGCCTGCAGGCACCGACGGGAAAAGCATGGGATGCACTCAAAGAGCTTGGTGTGAAAACCTCAGACAGTAAGGGAAACACCCGACCAGTATTTACCATTCTGAAAGAAATGCAGGCCAGTTTTGAGAAAAACCGGCTCGGTACTGCCCAGCAGGCTGAATACATGAAAACCATTTTCGGGGAGGAGGCCAGTTCAGCCGCCGCCGTGCTGATGACTGCCGCCTCAACCGGAAAGCTGGACAAACTGACCGCTGCGTTTAAAGCCTCAGACGGAAAGACCGCAGAACTGGTAAATATCATGCAGGACAACCTCGGAGGTGACTTTAAGGAGTTTCAGTCCGCTTATGAGGCGGTGGGGACTGACCTGTTTGACCAGCAGGAAGGCGCACTGCGTAATCTCACGCAGACGGCCACAAAGTATGTGTTAAAACTCGACGGCTGGATCCAGAAAAACAAATCACTGGCGTCAACCATCGGCATCATTGTCGGTGGTGCACTGGCGCTGACTGGTGTCATCGGTGCCATTGGCCTCGTAGCCTGGCCGGTTATCACCGGCATCAATGCCATCATTGCTGCAGCAGGCGCAATGGGGGCAATTTTCACGACGGTTGGCAGTGCCGTTATGACGGCCATCGGGGCGATTAGCTGGCCGGTAGTGGCCGTGGTGGCCGCCATTGTCGCCGGAGCGTTACTTATCCGTAAATACTGGGAGCCTGTCAGCGCATTCTTTGGCGGTGTGGTTGAAGGGCTGAAAGCGGCATTTGCGCCGGTGGGGGAGCTGTTCACGCCACTGAAACCGGTGTTTGACTGGCTGGGCGAAAAGTTACAGGCCGCGTGGCAGTGGTTTAAAAACCTGATTGCCCCGGTTAAAGCCACCCAGGACACCCTGAACCGTTGCCGTGACACGGGCGTCATGTTCGGGCAGGCACTGGCTGACGCGCTGATGCTGCCGCTTAATGCGTTCAACAAACTGCGCAGCGGTATTGACTGGGTACTGGAAAAACTCGGTGTTATCAACAAAGAGTCAGACACACTTGACCAGACCGCCGCCAGAACTCAAGCCGCCACGTATGGCAGCGTTGGTTATATTCCGGCGACCAGCTCTTATGCAGGCTATCAGGCTTATCAGCCGGTTACGGCACCGGCTGGCCGCTCTTATGTAGACCAGAGTAAAAACGAATATCACATTAACCTGACGGGTGGTTCTGCGCCGGGAACACAGCTTGACCGCCAGTTACAGGATGCGCTCGAAAAATACGAGCGGGATAAACGTGCGCGCGCCCGTGCCAGCATGATGCATGACGGTTAAGGAGGTGACGAAAAATGATGCTCGCGTTAGGTATGTTTGTTTTTATGCGCCAGACGCTGCCACACCAGACCATGCAGCGTGAATCAGATTATCACTGGCCGTCAAATTCCCGTATCGGTAAACGGGATGCCTTTCAGTTTCTCGGTGTTGGCGAGGAAAACATCACGCTTGCCGGTGTGCTTTATCCCGAACTGACCGGCGGAAAGCTGACGATGACCACGCTCAGGCTGATGGCAGAGGAAGGCCGGGCGTGGCCGTTGCTGGATGGCACTGGCATGATTTACGGCATGTATGTCATCAGCAAGGTGAGTGAAACAGGGAGTATTTTCTTTGCAGACGGCACACCCCGGAAAATTGATTTTACGCTGTCGCTCACCCGCGTTGATGAATCACTGGCCGCGCTTTATGGCGATATCGGTAAACAGGCGGAATCGCTCATCGGTAAGGCTGGCAGTATGGCGACTAAATTCACAGGTATGACGGGGGCGGGATAATGCTGGATGCACTGACATTTGATGCAGGCAGTACGCTGACGCCGGATTACATGCTGATGCTCGACAGCAGGGATATTACCGGCAATATCAGCGACCGTCTGATGAGCATGACTCTGACGGATAACCGGGGCTTTGAGGCTGACCAGCTTGATATTGAACTGAACGATGCCGACGGGCAGGTCGGGCTGCCGATTCGTGGCGCTGTCCTGACGGTGTATATCGGCTGGAAAGGTTTTGCCCTGGTATGCAAAGGGAAATTTACCGTTGATGAGGTTGAACACCGGGGCGCGCCGGATGTGGTCACCATCCGCGCCCGGAGTGCAGATTTTCGCGGGACGCTCAATTCCCGCCGTGAAGGCTCCTGGCATGACACCACGCTCGGTGCGATTGTTGAGGCAATAGCCTCCCGTAACAGGCTGGAAGCCAGTGTCGCGCCGTCACTGGCCGGAATTAAAATCCCGCACATCGACCAGTCGCAGGAGTCTGATGCAAAATTCCTGACCCGCCTTGCTGAACGCAACGGCGGTGAGGTGTCGGTAAAAATGGGAAAATTGTTGTTTCTCAAAGCGGGGCAGGGGGTGACGGCCAGCGGTAAAAAAATCCCGCAGATTACCATCACCCGCAGCGACGGCGACCGTCATCATTTTGCGATTGCTGACCGCGGAGCCTACACAGGCGTAACGGCAAAGTGGTTACACACCAAAGACCCGAAGCCGCAAAAGCAGAAGGTAAAACTGAAACGCAAAAAGAAAGAGAAACACCTGCGCGCACTGGAGCACCCGAAAGCGAAACCAGTCACGCAGAAGAAAGCGCCAAAAGTACCGGAAGCGCGCGAAGGTGAATACATGGCCGGTGAGGCTGACAACGTTTTTGCACTGACCACGGTATATGCCACGAAAGCACAGGCCATGCGCGCCGCTCAGGCGAAGTGGGATAAACTGCAACGGGGTGTAGCGGAGTTCTCCATCAGTCTGGCTACTGGTCGGGCAGATATTTACACGGAAACGCCGGTCAAAGTGTCAGGTTTTAAGCGCGTCATAGACGAGCAGGACTGGACAATCACTAAGGTGACACATTTTCTGAATAATAGCGGCTTCACGACGTCCTTGGAGCTTGAGGTCAGGCTTTCTGATGTGGAGTACGAAACAGAAGATGATGAGTGATGTTTTTATTTTATCTGTTTGTTTTATAAGGATAAATTAACTAAAATGGCACCATCAACAAAACCGGAAGAGGTGCTCGCGATGTTTCATTGTCCTTTATGCCAGCATGCCGCACATGCGCGTACAAGCCGCTATATCACTGACACGACAAAAGAGCGTTATCACCAGTGCCAGAACGTGAATTGCAGCGCCACGTTCATCACCTATGAGTCGGTACAGAGATACATCGTGAAGCCGGGAGAAGTCCACGCCGTAAGGCCGCACCCGTTACCGTCAGGGCAGCAAATTATGTGGATGTAATTACAAACAGAAAGCCCCTCAGTCGAGGGGCTTTTTTGTCGATGTGGTCAATGTGTGGACGTGACCAGAAATAAATCCTTTTATTTCATTGAATTACGCGTAAAAAATAAGCCCGTGTAAGGGAGATTACACAGGCTAAGGAGGTGGTTCCTGGTACAGCTAGCATTTTATGGGTTATGTTTTTCAGCGAAACGGATGATAACCTTAATAAATGCAGCTGTATGTGATCGGTTTCTAAGAATTTTCCATCCGGGAAAAATAATCGAAATTAATCACTTACCGTGGGGATTACGCGTGGTTTCCCCGGAGAAATTACGCATCAGCAGCGCGTAATTGAGCTCAAGATCCTGCGGGACCGGGAGCCACACAGTATAACCATCGCCTGGTGCTATCGGCATAGCTTCGCCTTTGGCGTTTTCCATGTGCTCAAGGGTAAAATTAATGTTGCCTTGCGGCGTCATCAGCTCAAGGCTGTCGCCAACGGAGAATTTATTTTTCACCGCTACCGCCGCGAGGTCCCCCTTGCGCTCACCGGTAAACTCACCAACAAACTGCTGGCGGTCAGAAACTGAATAACCGTATTCGTAGTTCTGATAATCGTCGTGAGTATGACGACGCAGGAAACCTTCGGTATAGCCACGATGCGCCAGACCTTCCAGAGTTTCCAGCAGGCTGGTATCGAACGGTTTTCCCGCAGCGGCGTCATCGATAGCTTTGCGGTAAACCTGTGCGGTGCGTGCACAATAGTAGAAAGATTTGGTACGACCTTCGATTTTCAGCGAATGCACGCCCATTTTGGTCAGGCGTTCTACATGGGCGATGGCGCGCAGATCTTTCGAGTTCATGATGTAAGTGCCGTGCTCATCTTCAAACGCGGTCATATACTCGCCCGGACGCTGGGCCTCTTCGATCATAAACACTTTGTCGGTTGGTGCGCCGATACCCAGCGTCGGCTCAACATTTTGCACCGGAATCGGCTCGTACTTGTGTACGATGTTGCCAACATCATCTTCTTTCCCTTCCTGGACGTTGTACTCCCAGCGGCAGGCGTTGGTGCAGGTGCCCTGGTTCGGGTCGCGCTTGTTGATATAGCCAGAGAGCAGGCAGCGACCGGAGTAGGCCATGCACAGCGCGCCGTGAACGAAGATCTCGATCTCCATATCCGGCACCTGATTGCGGATCTCTTCAATCTCTTCCAGCGACAGCTCGCGAGAGAGGATCACGCGGGTCAGGCCCATTTGCTGCCAGAATTTCACCGTCGCCCAGTTCACGGCGTTAGCCTGCACCGAAAGGTGGATCGGCATTTCAGGGAAGTGCTCACGCACCAGCATAATCAGCCCTGGATCGGACATAATCAGCGCATCCGGCCCCATTTCCACCACCGGTTTCAGGTCACGGATAAAGGTTTTCAGCTTGGCGTTGTGCGGTGCAATGTTGACCACGACATAAAACTTTTTCCCCAGCGCGTGGGCTTCATTGATGCCGAGCTGAAGATTTTCGTGGTTGAATTCGTTGTTGCGCACACGCAGGGAATAACGCGGCTGGCCCGCATAAACAGCATCTGCGCCATAAGCGAAAGCGTAACGCATATTTTTCAGCGTTCCCGCCGGGGAAAGGAGTTCCGGTTTTAACAT